GTCATAGATCATGCGCCAGCGGGCGCGCTCGGCGATGGGCTTGAATGCCTCGGTCACGAGATCCGCACCTCGGCGTCAAACCGGCCGTAGCGCGGACGCCAGTCACCGAGGCCGACCAGTCGGCCGGCGCGCTCGACGATGGCCCGGAAGTCGTCGGGGCTCAGGATCGACTCATCGAGATAGCCAGAGGCGGTGAGCTGCCAGCTGCGGAACATCGGGCGGCAGCGCATCACTCGACTCATGCCGACCTTGACCGACGCCATGAGCCGGTAGTTCTCGTCCCGGGCCAGCGTCTCGACGTCCCGTGGGCCGACGTAGTTCAGCGTGCAGTAGTCCGTCTGCACGAGCACGCCGCGCTTGATGTTCTGGCCATCGCGAGTGAGCTTCGCCGAGTCGACCAGCATGCGCTCGATGTTCTCGCCCGGCACATACGGCCCATCGGCGTCGGCGTACACCGAGCCGAGCCACTCGCGATACGCCAACTCGCGATAGTCGTCGTCGGTCTTCTGTTTCTTGGAGTGCACCTTGCGCATGGCCTGCGCCATCGGGTCCAGCGGGTTGCTCAGCCGAGCGCTGTGCATGAGCAGCGGTCGAACGCCGGTAAGCGTGATCTCGAATTCCATACCGTAAGTATCGCACGTATACCGCTATACGTCAAACGGCGGTGACCCGAAGATCACCGCCGTCGAAAGCCCTGCCCTGCCGCGCCTGGCCGAGCGATGCCGCGCCCGGGCCCGTCCCGCCGGGGCCTGCCCTGCACTTGAATACTGGCATACATACCGACATACGTCAAGCGGCCGACGGGATATCCCGTCGGCCGCTGAAAGCCGTGCCGCGACCAGCCGACGCCTAGCCCCGGCGTGACACGCATCGCCTCGCGTATCCCACTATACATCATCGACCCAGCACCCGCATGCCCGGCCGGCCGCCGAGGTCGGCCTGTGCGACGACGTAACGGAACGTATCCATCGCGTGATCGTTGATCTTCTCCGGTGCCTCTTTGGCGGCCTTGCCGTCGGGTCCGCGAGCCCAAACGTAGCCAGAAATCTCCTCGACGAAGCACGTCGGCTTGCCGGCATCGGCGAGCTCGGGGTCACGGCGCACGAGCGCGTCACGCACGACGTAGACCCGCGGCCGGCCGTCGCCCGCCTTCCTCAGCCTGGCCTGCACGGCCTGGATGCCGGGGCTGACCTCCTTCTTCGCTGCCAGGGTGCGCATGCCGGAGTGGCGCTCGAAGGTCGCGCGGTCCTCGGCGTCGTGGTCGCAGACGATGCCGCGGGGGCGCGGCTCGATCCACTCGCCGTCGGGCCGCACGATGGCGAGGATCTCGCGCACGTGGTCCTCGACGAGGCCGCCGGTGCGGTAGAGCTCGCGGTACAGCCAGAGCCGTCCGTCAGGGTCCTCCGCCCAGCACTGGATGACCGTCGGGTTTGTGTACCCGAAGTCGACGGCCCACCAGCGCACCCAGAACTCGGCGCCGTCGGGCAGCCGGTCGACCAGGTGGACCGCTGGATCCCAGCTTTCATAGATCAGCCCCTCGGCGGCGACCCAGAGCCCGCGGCGCAGGCGCTGGTACCGCACGCCGGTCAGCCGGTCCAGCTTGGCGAGGTAGGCCGCGCCGGCCTCGGTGAGCTGCCCGAGGGCGTCGAAATAGGCCGGGTTGTCCTCGTGCCGCGACTCCATGAACGTCATGCCGCCGGACGCCTGCCGCTGGTAGATCCAATGGTGTTCGGCGTCGGGGTTGCACATGAGGATGGCCTGCGAGTACGGCATGTTTCCGGCCCGCAGGCGAGTGACGGCGGCCTCGAAGTCCTGAACGAAGAACTCCGTCCCTTCGTCCAAAATGATCATGTCGTAGGCACTCGACATGATCTTTGACGGTTTGTCCATTCCCCCGATGACCACAGCGCTGCCGTTGCGCGCGTACCGGTACTGCGGGGGCTCGGCAGCGCTGCCACCGAAGTACTCGACGTCGCCGACCGCAATGCTGGCCGTCGCCACCTGCTTGCGCCAGACCTCAAGCGTCGAAGCGCCAAGCGAGGCAGCCGTCTTGCGCAGGATCAGGCCGCGGAACCCGGGGTACTTCATAGCCGCGAGGTGCAGTTTCGTCAGCCCGCCGACACTCTTGCCAGTACCTGACGGACCGCTGACGGCGATCTCGGGGTCGCGGCAGGAGAGCAGCCGCCGGGCCGCGCCGCGCAGCTCGATGCGTCGCGTGGCGGCGATGCTCACGGCGCTGCGTGCGCCTCGGTCAGATGCTGCTGGACGGTGTCAGCGAGCAGCGCGAGGGTCGGCGCCCAGTGCTCAAGGTCTCGTGACCACGGACACATGTCGTCGGGGCAGTAGACCCTGACCGTCGAAGTATCGCAGTCGCAGCCGTTACTGACTGTCACCGTTGCCTGCATCGCCAGTTCGGTGCGGTCGAGCATCGTCAGCGGCAGGTCCGGCACCGTGCAGAGCTCGGGTACCTCGTCGAGCGCGTCGCCCTCGACCAGCACAGCCACGCCATCACGGACGAAGTCGTCACGAGCGGCGAGCACGCGGACACCCTCGGGCAGTGCGAGCATGCGCGCGAGTCGCTGCGTGCCAAGGTGCACGATGGCTCGACGGTTCACAGCGCGTCCAACTCCTCGGGTGCGACGGCGACGACGTAACCCACGGTCGCGTCGATGGTGGTCTTGTTCTCGGTGCGGGCCGGCGCGTCGAGACCCAGCAGTTTGCGGAACTCGGCGCTGGCCTTGGCCACCCTGTCCAGTGCGGCGAGCCGTTGATCGTCGGCGATGGAGTACTCATCGGCCTTGTACTCATCGAAGACGGCACGAGCGTCACGGTGCATCTGCTCAAGGCGTTCGGCCTGCACGGCGAGGTAGTGATCGGCCTGCTCGCGCAGCGCCTTCGACGCCGGGGCGAGCGCCGCCTTCACGTCGCGGAAAGCGGCCTGGTAGCTGCTGTACCCAAGCTCGTCAGCGATCTGCTGGTACGTGTGCCCGGCGACCGACATCTCGATCGCCTTACGCCGTCGGATCTCCCGTTCGATCTTCTGCGCCGTCCGGTTCGCCGGCGCGGTCTGGCCGCCCATTGCTCATCGCCCTTGTATCATCGATCACCGCGACGGTCAGCACTCTGACCACCGCGCGGACGGAGAACTAGCAGGCCATCGACTTGCGCCATCGACAACCGCCGATAGACGGTGCCGTAGCACCAACCGGTCTCGGTGCTGAGCTGACGGATCGACAGGCCGGCGCGGTAGCGCTCGGCGAGCCTGCGCAGCGTCGCCTCGTCCTCCGGCTTGCGCCGGCGGTCGCGGTTCGTGGGACCGATCTCCATGCCGCAGACCGTAGCACGCCCGATCACCGTTGCGCACGCCCGCGCCTATCCCTGTCGATCAGGATCTCAACGGCGCCGGTCAGCCCGACGATCTTCCGCTGCAACTCGGCGACGTCGGCCTCGAGCGCCTTAACCCTCATCGCCAGTTCAGCGTTCGCAACCGAATCCATAAGACCCACTATGCGCTCACCTCCTCACCCAGGACGGCAGGCACGCGTCGATGCGCGCCGACGCCAGACCGACAGTGATCATCTTCCTGATCTCGCCGGGCGACATCGACTTGTCGACCGGCAGGCCCATGCCCTGCGCGCGCTTGAGGACGTACGCCTTCGCCCCGTCCTCGCCGACCCGCGTCATGCCCTCCACGGCCCCCTGAGCGTGCGCCATGGCATAGCCGAGCTCCGACACGTGCTCGATGACCCAGGACGACGACCCGACGCGCGTACGGTCCATCAGGACCACCCCGTAGCCCCCGCTGACACGCGGGAGGACGGCGGCGTAGGACGTGGCCGCGGCGAGGAACCAGACACCGGCGTAGGTCCGCAGCCACCCGGCGTCCGACCCCTCGAACAGATCGACGATCTCGTGCACCAGTTGACCGTCTTTGTACTGCGGCGCGTCGAGTCCGAGTGCGTGGTCGATGAGCCCCTGTTCTTCGGCGTCGTCGTCCACGGGATCGTCGTCGGCCTGCGGATTGCGATCTTCGAGATCGCGGTCGTAGCCCTCCTCGCCGAACAGCTCGACCGGCGCGGCCAGCCGATGTCTGTTCGTGGCGCCGACGACGTCGAGCACCACGCAGTCCGTCTTGCCGGGCCAGAGCCGCAGCCCGCGGCCGACCATCTGTACGAACAGACCCGGGTTCATCGTCGGGCGGGCGATGACGACGCAGGACGTCATCGGCAGGTCGGTGCCCTCCGTGAAGACCATCGCGTTGCAGAGGATCTGTACGGCACCATCGCGGTAAGCAGCCAGGAGCCGTCTGCGTTCCTCCGGCGGCGTGCCACCGTGGACCAGCTCAGCGCGGAAGCCGCCATCGCGAAGCGCATCGCGGATGACCTCTGCGGTATGGACCAATGGGGCGAATAGGAGAGTCTGACGATCGGCAGCGTGCTCGCGTAGCGCTTCGACGATCTTCTTCGGCGCCATGCTGTCCTCGATCGCATCGCCGAGTCCCTTCGATGAGTAGTCGCCTGCGACCTTCCGCACCTTGCCGAGCTGCAGATCGTCGACGCGCACCCGCACGCCGACCGGCCGGACGAGGAAGCCCTCGGCGATCAGCTCGGCAAGGT